AAAATGAGTAATTTGTGCTTGGAGATAGATTTGCCTACATCTCCATTAGATCCTAATGATCCAGAAACTGGCGAAATTAGTCTATGCACACTTTCAGCTACAAACTGGGGATTGATTAATCATCCTAGTGAGTTTGAAAAGTACTGCGATTTATCGGTCAGATCTTTAGATGCTTTATTAGATTATCAGGACTATCCTATTCGTGCCGCAGAAAAAGGTACTTTAAATCGCAGACCTTTAGGTAATGGTATCATTAACTTTGCTTACTTCCTTGCTAAACGTGGACTTAAGTATAACGAAGATGCACTAGAAACTATTGACGAATATGCAGAAGCTTGGTCATACTACCTTATTAAAGCTTCCGCTAACTTAGCTGCTGAAAAGGGTACAATCCCTTTAAATCACGAAACTAAATATTCTAAAGGCATCTTACCTCTAGACACATATAAAGATGCAGTTGATACATTAGTTAAACCAGTTACCAGAATGCCATGGGACGAACTTAGAGAACAACTAAAAGAAACCGGTATTCGTAACAGTACGCTTATGGCACTTATGCCTGCTGAGACATCTGCACAAATTAGTAATAGTACAAATGGTATTGAACCACCACGAGATCTAGTATCATACAAACAAAGTAAAGATGGTATTATGGCTCAGGTAGTTCCTGGCTATCATCAACTTAAAAACAAATATGATCTCTTATGGGATCAAAATGGACCAGATGGCTACTTGAAAGTATGTGCTGTATTACAGAAATGGATCGATCAAGGCATATCAGCTAACACATCGTATAACCCTGAGCAGTACGAAGATAATAAAATCCCAATGTCAATAATGATTAAAGATCTAGTTACAGCCTACAAATATGGTCTTAAACAATTATACTACTGCAATACCTATGATGGTGCTGGAGATGATATACCGGAAGATGTACCAGAATTAGAACAATCCCAATATGACGAAGAAGACTGCGAGAGTTGTAAAATATGATACTAAAGAAAAGCAAACAATCTCATCTAGACAAGAACATGTTTCTAGATGAGCCTGTGGATATCGCACGATACGATGAAATGAAACATCCATTGTTGGATAAGATCACTGAGAAGCAATTAGGCTTCTTCTGGCGTCCGGAAGAGATTGACATCTCTAAAGATAAGAAAGACTTTAACTCTCTTACGGATCACGAGCAACATATCTTTACCTCTAACCTACGCAGACAAATCCTTTTAGATTCTGTTCAGGGGAGAGGACCAAACCTAGCATTTCTACCTATCTGTTCTTTGCCAGAAGTAGAAAATTGGGTGGAAACATGGTCATTCTTTGAAACTATTCATAGTAGATCATACACTCATATTATACGTAATGTGTACGCTAATCCATCTATTGTGTTCGATACGCTATTAGATGTAAAAGAAATCGTAGATTGTGCACAAGACGTATCCAAATACTATGATGATCTAATATATCAGAACACACTAATCGGTTCACCTGAATACGATGTTATGACTCATAAAAAATGTTTATGGATGGCAATGGTTAGCGCTAACGCATTAGAAGGCATTCGCTTCTACGTATCATTTGCTTGTTCTTGGGCATTTGCAGAGCTTAAGAAGATGGAAGGTAATGCTAAGATTATTAAGTTTATTGCCCGTGATGAAAATACGCATTTAGCAGGTACTACCCATATACTTAAAGCAATGCAAAAAGAAGATCCAGACTTTGCTGCTATAGCTAAAGAAATGGAACAAGAAATGGTTGATCTTTACGTTGATGTAATAAACCAGGAAAAAGAATGGGGTAGATACTTATTCAAAGATGGTTCAATGATTGGTTTAAATGAAGCTATCCTAGCCAACTACATTGAATGGATTGGGTGTAAGCGTATGAGAGCGCTGGGTCTAACTTCTCCCTTTACAACCTCAAAGCAAAATCCTTTACCATGGACTGAAAAGTGGATTGCAGGCGGCAACGTCCAAGTAGCACCACAAGAAACAGAAATAACCTCATACGTTACGGGTGGAATGAAACAAGATGCCACAGCCGAAACTATGTCAATACTAAGTTTATAAGGAACAGTAAATGTTAATTGAGATATACAGCAAAGATAATTGCCAATTTTGTGAACAGGCTATAAACCGAGCAAACGTTAATGATAATGAATTGATAGTGAATAAACTAGGTGTAGACTTTAATAGAGAAGATTTACTAAAGATCTTTCCCACAGCTAAGACCTTTCCCCAGATCAAGGTAGATGGTGTGTCTATCGGCGGCTGGAATGAATTCAGAAACATGGAGATCTAAATGAAAAAAACAATATCTTGTGGCTATTGCTTTAAGCTATCAATTGTTCAATTGGAGGAAGACGAGGACGTTATTGAGTTCTGCCCATACTGCGGGGAACAGCAGGAAGAAGGAGACATCGGGGAACTCGATGATGAATAGAAATGGAATGGCACAAAGACGGCATAGTCTGGCAGCCGCCAGAAGAGTTCAATCACGAAATAGTCTACGGCTTCGTTTATCTGATAACGAATCAGATAAACCAAAGGAAATACATTGGAAAGAAGTTTTTCTGGAGCCAAAAAACCTTACCAGTAACCAAGACAAGAAAGCGTAAAAAGAAGATTAAGGTTGAATCCGATTGGCGTAAGTATTACGGATCTAGCAAGCATCTTGTAAACGATATAGAGGAGTTCGGCGTAGAGAACTTCTCCCGTGAGATATTACACCTATGTAAAACAAAAGGCGTACTATCCTACATGGAAATGAAAGAACAGGTTGAACGTGAAGTACTACTAACAGATCAATATTACAACGGTATCATCCAATGTAGAATAGGATCGAACAGTGTTAAACCTTTAAAAAAAGATCAATAAAAAACACAATAGGGGGTTTACATTCCCCTATTTTTATGATATAATGGTCTCATCAAATAAAAAAGGTATAAAGGTCTATGTCTATAATACTACAATTTCCAACACCGGAACTACTAAAAGAAAAGAAAGACGAGCTTGATGATTTAGCTTACCTAGAATATTGTGAACGACTGGTAGATATCTCAACATCTTTCGCCGGTAATATGTACAACATAATTTGGGATGAATTAGAAGAAGCAGAGATCATGGTAGATGTTGACCCTGACGATATAGATGCCAAGGAGTCACAGGATATACACGTAATAGCTAATATGATATGTTCAATGGTCATGCGTTATTATGGAATGGAACATCATCTTCACGATAACTTAGATGATGCGTTTGTACAATTAGAAAACCTTGATAATGAACCAACAAATGAAAATGAGGAATAACTTTGATACTACTAGATTATAGCCAAATAGCTTTAAGCAACATCATCATGCAAAAACTAAATGATGAAGACATGATTCGCCATATGATATTAAATTCTATAAGAATGTACAATAAGAAATACCGTGACGAGTATGGTCAAATGGTTATATGTTGCGATGGTTCAGATTACTGGCGTAAGTCATTCTTTCCTGAGTATAAGGGTGCTAGAAAAAAGAATCGTGATGCTAAATCAGATATGGATTGGCCAGAAGTATTTCGGGTTCTTAACCTAGTTCGGGATGAGTTAGCAGAACACTTCCCATATAAAGTTATCCGATTAGATGGATGCGAAGCAGATGACGTCATTGGCGCATTAGCCATTAACAGTCAGGAGTTCGGAGAAGGCGAACCTGTTAAGATCATATCATCAGATAAAGATTTTATACAGCTACACAAATATAAAAACGTTAGTCAATTCTCACCTATTCAAAAGAAAGAAGTAACGGATAAAAATCCTAGATTATATTTGTTTAACCATATTATGCGTGGTGATTCAGGAGATGGTATTCCTAATGTATTATCACAGGATGATACCTTTATGACTGAAGGACTTAAACAGAATCAATTAAGACAAACAAAAATAGATGGTTGGTTAGAAAGTGCAGAAGATTTAAGATCTGTTATGACAGATGATATCTATCGTAATTACCAAAGAAACTTAACGTTAATTGATTTAGATCAAATTCCTGAAAAGCATTTCGAAAGTATTATAGATAGTTTTAAGACACAGAAACTTCCTATGAAAATGAAGGTTCTGAATTATTTAATTAAGAAACGATGCAACAATTTGATTGAAGTCGTAGAGGAGTTTTACAACCGATGAACACGAAAAGAAAGTTATTATTACCCGAGGTATTCCTAGCAGCAGCTAAGATAATCTCCAAGAAAGAACGTATCCAATTCTTAAGGGATAACAACTCAGCAGCTCTCAGAGATATTTTAAGAATAAACTTTGATGAAGATATTATTTCTTTACTGCCAGAAGGTGCACCACCTTATAGAAAAGATGATGGAGTATATGGTTACAGCCCATCGAGCTTACATAAAGAATATAAAATGTTTAAGTATTTCTTTAAAGGAGGTTCAACAATCAATCAGGCTAAAAGAGAAACGATGTTTATTAATCTTTTAGAGTCTGTTCATCCAGATGAAGCAGAAATCTTTATTCAAGCTAAAGATCGTAACCTAAAACTAAAAGGTATCAGTAAGATCTTAATTAATGATACATTCCCAACCCTTTTGAAAGGTAAAGCATAGGAGGTATACCAACGAAGAAACCTATATTATGATAGTTTCAATTCATTCAACTCGAATAAGGAAAAAGCTTATGGAAGGTATACAAATTGAACGTCTCAAGAAAGATAAAAACGAGACCCTGTACTATCGTAAACGATTAATTAAAAAAGGGAAAGATGTTAAAGCCTATAAAATGGCTAAGAAGATTGAGCATCTCGATTACCACATTAGTCAAATGGAAGCCTTCAACGGGAACACCCGCTAAGTGATATGGAAGGAGTAATCGGAATAGGTTACTCCTTTTTAGTTATAAGATATGTTATATAGTTCTATAAAAGAAGTATACAAACCACTAGTAGTACGGTATAATAGCTGTATTAAATAAACAAATGAGAGATACCTATATTATGAACTACTTAAACCAAATCAATACTTTTACCAAAAAAATGTACACTATTAAACTTACTCCTACTCAATTTAAACTAATTCCATCTTATCAAGAAACCTACAATATCCAATTTATGGAATCAGAACATTTTCTACAACCTGTAGGAACTCCAGAATTAAACTTACCACCTATGGAAATATACTTTAATTCTTACTTTACTATTTTCAAATTCTTATTACTGGAACTTAAAAACATCAAACCTTTAATTAAACTTAGGTTCAGAAATAACTTATACTTCGGATTAACACAATCAGACCTAATCTAAAAAATATCCAAATAAAGGTTTACAAGGATGTAAATCTATGGTATAATAGTACACTATCTAAAATAAAACATGGGATAAACCTACATCATGAATATATTCATCCTTAATACAGATCCGGTTATTGCCGCACAAGAACAATGCGATAAGCATGTGGTCAAGATGATATTAGAATCTGCACAAATGCTATCCACAGCACATCGCATGTTGGATGGTTCAGAAACACGCAGACCTTCTAAGTCCGGTAAGACTATGTCTAAGTATTGGGTGTTGCCAAATCCAACCAAAGAAAGCCTATTCTATAAAGCTGTTCATATGGGCCATCCGTGTACCGTATGGTCAATGGAATCTATAGAAAATTACAACTGGCATTATATTCATTTTCAAGCGTTATGTAAGGAATATACATATAGGTATGGTAAGGTTCATAAAAGCGATAAAGATCTTTCAACGTTATTAAAAGATCCACCTAAGAATATACCAATGGTACCGCAAACCCCATTCAAATTAGCAATGGGCGCAGCACCAGAGTGTATTCTACCAGGTAACCCAGTAGAATCATACCAAAGATTTTACGAAACTAAGCAGGAACGATTCAGTATGGATTGGACCAAACGTCAAGTACCAACATGGTTTAAACAATATGCCCACATATGATTTCCAGGATAAAAATACAGGGGAGTATGTTCAGAAGATGCTATCATTCTCAGCAAGAGATCAATACATCGAAGACAACCCTCACATGAAGCAGGTCCATCTCAAAGCACCGAGGATTATAGGTGAAAGAGGCGGATCAGTATTGAAAGTAGCTGGTGACGGCTGGAAGGAAGTACAGGATAGGATCAAATCAGGTCTACCACCATCATTAAAGGATAACATAAACTCAAAATGAATACTACTAAACCAAGTAAACTTCGTCTAGAACATCTAGCTAAATTAGAACCATTAACACCAGCACAAAAGAAAGTGTTTGATGCATATGGAAGTGGAGATACTAACCTATGCTTATCAGGATCAGCAGGTACTGGTAAAACGTTTGTATCATTATACCTAGGATTAGAGGAGGTAATGAATCCTAAGACATTACCAGACAGAATCATTATTGTTAGATCAGCAGTACCAACCAGGGATATGGGTTTCTTACCAGGCACAAAAGAAGAAAAAGAAGATGCATACGTTGCACCTTACAAAGCTATTGTATCAGATCTCTTTGGTGATAAGGAAGCATGGAATAAACTACTAGCATTCCATACTATAGAATTCCTTACTACATCATTCATAAGAGGTATGACAATAAACAACGCAGTAATCATCGTGGATGAAATGCAAAACTGTAACTATCATGAGCTATGTTCAGTAATATCTCGTGTAGGACAAAACTGCAGATTCGTTATGTGTGGTGATTACTATCAATCAGACTTTAGCACAACCCGCGATAAGAACGGCATACTAGAATTCATACAAATCATTGAGAATATGAAGTACTTTGAACATGTAGAGTTTACATGGGAAGATATCGTAAGATCAGATTTCGTAAGAGATTTTGTTATGACTAAAGAACTATTAGAAAGAGGAAGATTAAAAAAATGAGAATGTTAGGAACCAATGTATTAATAGCAGAGACAAAGAAAGAAGAAAAGACCCAAGGTGGTATCATATTAACAGGTGGACCAGTATCTAAGGCATCACAACCAGGCTTAGTATTAGCAGTTGGACCAGATGTAGTAGGACTAGAAGCAGGTGATCGATGTTTCCTACAATGGGAAAAGGCAATGCCAATTGATCATGATAATAAACAAGCAGTCATCGTGCAGTTAGAATTCGTACGAGCAGCGTTCTAAAGAAAAATTTTATTATCGTATAAAACGCATAAGAGTGAGTGAGAGTATGTTTAAGCATGAACCAGTAGATCTAGGTTATAATGACCTTATAGCAGAGACAGGTAAGAAAGGAAGGGTGTACAATACACCAGACGGTACACAGTATCCTTCGATTACTACCGTACTCTCTATATTGAATGAAGAACATATACAGAAGTGGCGTAAACGTGTAGGTGATGCAGAGGCGAACAGAATATCCCATAAAGCATCTACACGTGGTACTGCGGTACATTCTCTCTTAGAGAAGTACGTGGACAATGATCCGAACTTCAAAGATGGGTTCATGCCTCACGTGATTGGGTCTTTTCAGGATGTGAAGACTGTATTAGACCAATCACTCACTAAGGTTTATGCACAAGAAGCTCCGTTGTATTCCGAGCATCTCGGAGTAGCGGGTAGAGTAGATTGTGTAGGCGAATGGAATGGTAAGCCCGCGATAATAGACTATAAGACATCAGCTAAGGTGAAGAAGAAAGAATGGGTTACTAACTACTTCCTTCAGTGTTGTGCCTATGCTATCATGTGGGAAGAACGCACAGGTCAACCAATAACACAGTTAGTTATCCTTATAGCAGTAGATGGTAATGAGCCTCAGGTCTTTGTTGAACATAGAGACAATTGGGATAAGAAACTAATTGAGACAATCACAGAGTATAGACGTCGTAAGATGTTCGGGAGATAAGAATGCCAACATATAACTATAGATGTAAAGGATGTGATCATCGATTTGAGATCATGCAGCGTATGAGTGACGATCCTTTAGTTATCTGTCCTGAGTGTAATGAAGAAGAACTTAAGAAGGTAATGGTTGCTAGTACTACTGGTGGATTCCAATTGAAAGGTAAAGGATGGTTTAAGTCCGGTGGCTATTAGTTATAGCACAAATTGGATGGGACCAATCTCTACTAAGTGGTACGAAGATAGAGACATACCATTTGTAATGAAGAGAACTTCTGGAAAACATTTGCCGGCAGTAGATTATAAAGAATATTTAGAAAGTTACTCTGGTGGTAGAATAGATATTCGAGGTGTGCCTGACGAGCCATGGGGTCTCGAGTACGGATTGCCTATCATGCACACTGAGGATTGGTGTGCGCTAAGTGATTGGTTAAATGATTTTGAATCTGAAGAACTCGTACTATACAACTCACTAATAGAACAATTCGAAGAACACTATGGCAAACCTATTAGATGGTTATTAGATATACCTATTCCGAATTGATCTAAGGTAAAGGTATACATCTAGTATTACATATGGTATAATGGCTGTATTAAATAAACAAATGAGAGATACCTATATTATGAAATACGCGAATCAATACGGTTATTCTGATGTATACCCTTATGAAGTAGTTAATGTTATCTCTGATAAGACCATCGAGATACGTAAAATGAATTCTATCTTAGATCCTAACTTTAAGTGTGATACAGTTCCTGGTGGATTCTTCGGTCATACTGTTAACAATGATGCCCAATCATATACCTATCAGTCTATCCCAGACTATCCTACAATGAGAATCAGATACAGCAAAGCAAAGACCGGTTGGTATTCAGCCTGTGGATCACGTTACATGTTAGAGTCACAACCAGTTAGATTCTATGACTACAACTTCTAGGAGAACATATTGAATCCTTTTATTCTTATTACAATGAGACAACTAGATAATCCCTTCTTATTCAATGAAGAAGAACTATCCAATATAGCAGAAGAAGCTGAATCTGCTATAGAGTGTTCATCAGCAAATTATCATGAAGCAGCAGCTAACGCCTCTTATGCGATAGATGCTTACATTGATGGTTTCGAAGATGAATGTGAATTCCTCTCAAGTTTCTTTAATGTAACCGGTGAAAGCCTTAACCTATACTATGACGAAGTGGAGCGTTTAAGATGAACAAATACGTACTAAAAGCAATGCGTTATATGGATAATCCTGAATTGTTTACTATTGAAGAAATGGTTGCTAATAGTAAAGAGGCTGATGCTGTTTATTCTGTTGCTGATGCTGCCGCTTATGCAGCTAATGCTATTAATACTTCCTGTGCCGAGGAGTCTGCCGATGATGCTGTTGATGCGGTTGATAACTATTTTAAAGCTACGGGTGAAAACAAAGACGTTTATAGTCTCAAAGTGAGGAGCTTAAGATGATGGTAACTTCTATAATAGTATTCTTAGTAATAGCATTTGTATACTCGGTCGTATACCTATATCAAGAGCATTGGTATAAGCGTACTCGTAGTTACAATCCACGTACTAACAAATGGGAAAAAGATACTTAATGGTCCTAAAGTATTACGTTCTTACTTCAAGTAAGATAGAAGGATTAACCAGACACACCTCAGAACAATACAGTAACATACCAAAGGATCAGATGGTTGTTATTATCAATACACTAGACTTAGCATACTCTCATCAGGCACAAGAGTATTGCATCCTAAACAATATAGAACATTACGTAACAGAATCAAATGGTACACCTGGTAAAGGGAAGAACTCATTACTTGATAAGTTCTTAGAGAGTGATTATGATTACATGGTACAAATAGATGGTGATGATTATCTTACACCACATGGCGTATGGTTATACAATCACTTAGCACAAACAGAATCCCCGCCTGATGTTGTATGCTTAACCGAACAGGTATCACTTACTCATAAGCCTTTGCATATACCTACGTTTAAGAAAGAGCATGGGCGTTTGCCAGAGTTTGATGATCTATCCATTGAAGCAACTAGACCATTTTATACAGACTATGCGTACCTAGATGATTATAATATTGACCGTATGTCAGATGCTGCAAAGAGTATAATAAACTATTGGGTAGAACAAAAGAAGTATTCAGAACCAAATGAAACACATTGTCGCATTACATGGTACTCACGTAAGGCTGCACAGTGTAGATTCAGAGAAGACATTCATATAGGTGAGGATACTATACACTATTTCCTTATGAAAAATCTACATGTAAATGGTCAGTTAACCTTTATGTCAAATACTGAATCCCCTCCAACGTACATCTATGACCAATCAGTACCTGGCATAGTACATAGTCATTCACAACGTGGTGATGATCTAAGCTGGATTGGAAAGTACTTAAATGTGTTATATGATATGAAGAGCAAAGGACAATTACATGGGAATGATACCGTTGTATTGCCTAAGCTTTCCATAGAATACCCATATGGATATGAGCCAAACGTATTAGGTCTAATTGGCAGTAAGATGCACAAAGTAATAGATGGAGAATCTACTGTACATATAGGTTACCCTGCCAATGGTACAGCGCAAGGACTTATTAACAAATACAGAGGATATTGTCATAAGATATAACCAACTGTCATAAGAAAGGGGTATACATCTAGTATTACATACGGTATAATAGCTACATAAAATAAATACAGAGACACATATATTATGAAAACCCTTATCCCATACGCGGTTCAGTTTGCCACCAAGTTTCACGAAGGTCAAGTTCGGAAGTATACAGGTGAACCATACATCACTCACCCCTTGGCAGTAGCTGAACTGTTTAAAGAATCCTTTCCTGATTTTGCAACAGACGAAGCGTATATTGCGGCTATACTACATGACTGCGTAGAAGATACTGAATGTACCTATGGAGATATCATAAAGGGGTTTGGTGAAACAGTGGCGGCATACGTATGGTTCTTAACTAAGCCTGAGGAATTTGTTGGGAACAGAAGATTAAGAAAGGCCTTAGACATAGCAAGATTAAAGGAAGCTCCTGAGGTTGTTAAGGCTATCAAACTATGTGATCTTATGCACAACAGTTTAAGTATAGAAGAACACGATCCGAAGTTCTGGAAGACGTTTAAGAAAGAATCACTTGAGTTAATCTCTATAGACGGTGGAGCAGGTTTTACTAGTATAGCTGCGACATATTCTGAGCTAGACTTCTTCTTACACGAATATTCAGAATTTCTAAATAAAATAACAAAAGAGGGTTAATAATATGAGTTACTTACTATGTAGATTCGTTACAGAATACTTAAGAGATGGCAATGATCCATCAAGTATTCAAGCATGTGTATTAGAAGTACAGGAAGCATTCGCATTGGATAGTGATCAAGCACAATCTGCTGTCAACGATGTACTATCATCTGGTATAGTATTATGATATGGGTATTAGGTACCATCGCGGTTGTTAACATCATTGTTGGCATTAAGATATGTCTACAGTACAAGAAGTATAAATCTATAAATGAAGAGGATAGCTTAGAAGATGAATAAGTATACCGCTGGATATCATCCGGACCATTGGGTAGTTATAAAGATCCCTAGTACTGGGTTATATAAGGTACTTGCAGGATGGGACGATTCATCATGGAGAATAAACAGCGGTATTAATCTTGTGGTTGATCATGATGATGAAGTTCACTTTTATGGTTACAGCGGTAGTCTTTACGTGTGCAATAAGGATAAGTTTGGTGTAACACCTGCTACTCATTCTGTCTATGATCAGGTAAAGCATTTGGTTAAACTTATGGATGCTGATACCAATTGGAATAATCTGTTATAATAAGTTATATCTTTATGCCTATTTGTCATAGGCTAATTTCACATAAGGGGTTTACACGTAGTACATAGTACGGTATAATGGTCTCATCAAATAAACAAATGAGTAAAACTATATGAACTACGAAATAGGCCAAACAGTAAAATCCATGGACTTCCCTAACAGAACAGATTGTTACATGGTAGGTAAAGTTACATCTATTGATAAGATTACTAAGATCATGTGTCTTAAAACCTTATTCATTATGTTTGGTGGTGAAATGGCAGATGTATCAGAAGACGATAACTTCTCTACTCATTACGGTGTTGGTATATTCGATGATCTTTTTATCGAATCTCGTTTACAAATTATAGAAGGATAAATCATATGTCAGATCATTATTCAGACTTACGTTTAGCAGATGCTCAAGAAGAACGTAAGTGGGAACGTTTAACCCATTTACGTAATCAGGCTAAGAATTGGGCCGAAACCTATGAAGAATATAACTCTGCTGACGTAGCGACTGAGGCTCTTATAAGAGCTGAAGCTGTTCGTGAACTTGTTTGTAACGCAATTCAAACTCCCGATGGTACTGTATTACGTTCTCG